TTAAAAGACGTTTTTTGTGCTTATTTCGTACACTTTCTACCTGTGTATCAGAAACACTTCTTTTACTACCATATTGTTGTGCTAATGGGCTATTTGGGTGTGCTTGTGATATCTTAGATAATGTTTCTTTCCATCCATTATCCGTTTTACTATCAATTGAACCAACGCTTGACACAATGTTCATTTGAGTGGGAGGTAGTAATTCAATATGTTTCTTCTTTTTAAATTTTTCCATTTCAGATATGGTCATTAAATCTTCCCATACTCTCTTTGTGTTATGGTCTTTAAATCTATATGTTGGCATTTTTATTCCTCACTTTTATACTTATCTTTTACAATACCGTTAATTTTAGAATCATCATAGGCATCTTTTCTAATTGGGTTGCCATCAATAGATTGTTTAAACCCAAAACTTCCGTAGTCTCTTGAATCTGGTAATGTTTCCCACCACTTACCATGAAATTCTTTATTATCATTATAGCCATCAGAGCCACCATCTTCTAAGTAGATATACTCTTGATATCTTTTATCAGCATGAAATCTGAATGGTACTTTATCTAATCTTTTTTTAACTGGCATCTTTTATTCCTTCACTAAACCATACTGGTACAGGTCTAGATGTCCACTTAGCAAAATAAGCCTTTGCTTCTATATAGTAGTTTTTATATGATTGAATGCTGTCACCAGGTACAATACAATTAGGATAATGTGACATTGCAGGAGGTGGTTCTACCCAACCATTGTCTTGTAAATTATTAGGTGCCTTTCTTAAAAGGTCTTTAAGCAGTTTAATCGTACTGTGTTCTTTTTTATATCGGTGTGTATATTCTCTCCCAAGCTCGGTGAACAACGAGTACAACCAGTCATAGTGTTGAGAAGAACTCCTAGTCCATACAGCACTAGGATGATTTTGATGACACGCTTTATAGATTGTATTCTCTTCATTTGAATTTTCTAATTTGTATCTGGTTACTTTTCTTCCTGTTTTTGATTTCCCGATATATTTAGCACCATCCATCATTCTTTTTGCTGTTGATAATAATTGTGCATACTCTACAATCATCTTTACCACATGCCTATCTACATGAAGTTCAGCAGCAATCTTTGGGTCTTTATTCAAATAAAATATATTCATAATCTATATACTATCATTTTAAAGTTCTTTTGTCAAGCACTAACCCTATTTTCATTAGTTCCTGTAGTTTATCCATCCATATTCTTTTATATTCTATATCACTAGTACAATCACACATTTTTTTAAGATTTGAAACTCTATACCAAAACAGTTTCGTAGGGTCATTTTCTAATGGTCTTTTCATATTATATTTCATATACACCTCTCAAATTAAATTTTATTATCGTTTTCACTAAATCGGTATAGTTTTTTTTACTAGCATACTTATCTAGATGATTCGCCATAAGAATAGGATCTGGTTCTTCACCATTCTCAATAGCAGTATCTCTTACATTTCTTAAATCTTTGAATACAGATACATTATTCAAGATATGTAAATAATCAACAACACTTTCACACTTACTTGTATATGATTTTACACCCCACCCTGGCCATTCTGTCCATGGTATAGGTAAAAGATATGGTTCATCTTTATCCCAAGTTCTTATACCAAATAAATTATTACCTTCATTAGCAAATCTACTTTTACCCCAACCAGTTTCAATAACAGCCTGAGCAATAACTAACTCATTAGGTATACGATCTTCAATTTCTATATAATCATACAAATAATTAATACATCTGTTTAATGAATATACAAAACTTTCATTTGATGAGGTATCAATATCTGGTAAATCAAATTTCTTTTGAGTAGTCTTATGACTTGCATAATGTAATTGAATTGTAGAATACATATTAACTATAACCTCATCTTTAGGAAGTGGTGTTTCAAGCTGTGCTTTATACATTTCAATATTTTTACCAGTTACAAAAACAAGTAAAGCGAGAATTAAAGTTGATTTAAACATTAGATTAATTTTCTTAAATCTCTTTTTGTTGCATATGGTCTATAAAGTCTGCAAGTAAACCACTTAAATTTTGGTTCTGATGTTGCAGGACCTTCCATATTCATTTCATTAGTTGCTTGAGCATAAATAAGTTTTTTTAAAAACAAAGAAAGAGCGGCATCATATTCATTACAAGTGCCATAATCATTTCTATGTCTTTTTGGAGTTTCATAGATGCCTTTACGACTATCTATAATGCCTTTTAGTATTTTCTTTTCATATCTATTTAATTTCATTTAGTTTATCCGATCTAGTGGTCCTTTATACAAAGGAATTTGAGTCCAATCATACTTTTCTTTTAGTATTTTTAAAAGATGATTATAGTTATAGCCATCTGTGAGATTGGCTTTAGAAGGTTTTTTCAATAATTGATTATTTTTTTTCATATTATCCCCTTCTCTTATTTATTGTTATATTCTATTTTCATTTAAAATATAGCCCCCACACATTGATTAAATAAAATTAGGCTTAATAAAATTATTACAGTTAGCTTAAACATCAAGAAATCCTTTCTTTTCATTGTTAATTCTTCTATTCATTAAACATACTCACTATCAGAATAATAAGTATCTCGTATATGAGACCATAGCTGACTAAAGTTACTAATATAAGAAAGTGGTTGATTATATCTTATGATATTCTTGGCAATTTTTCTTGCAATATTTAATAAATCATCTTTTTTATATTGAGCATCTTCAAGCATATTTTTACAATGCTTAATTCTTTTAACTTCGCTTAAAGTACAAGGATTTCTCTTTACCCATTCTCTACCGGCATATTTTCCGGAATGAAATCTACAGTTGTCACGACTAGAAATGCATTTATAATCATTTTTTTCTAATTCTTCTTTTTGCATATTCTTATAAGTATTAAGTTCAGATTTATTAACAAAACCTAGATTAATATTTTCTTGATTCCAGTCTTTTTTCTTTGTAGTAGATATTACTCTATAAAAACTTGTAGTTGCAGCAGATTGTGAACTATCTTTTCCGCTGTAAGCGTCAATTGATTTACTAAATGCGTTTTGTATATTGACATTATTAACAGTTTTTTTTATTGGATTGTAGAATTGTTGACTTGTCCAAATGTGATAAATTTTTAGTTTATCATTTTTAAATACACAAAGCGTGTGATCTAAGTTTTTTTGTGATTGATTGTTTTTCATAATATATGTTTCTTCTTTCTTTTTTTTATTATACATATAGTATACATGAAATTAGCCATAATGCAAGCACTATTTCAATAAAAATGGTGTAAAAAACCCTTGTTTTTCGGGGTTTTTATAATTATTCCACATAAAAAAACCCTTATAAATCAACGATTTAAGGGTGTCTTAAACTGTTGAAAAATAAGGGTTTTTGATAGGGGGTCCTAGGTATATTGCAATATTAACCCCTATATTTTACTATTTTTTCATAAAATCATCATCCCAATTGAATGCTTCTTTTACTAAGTTAGCAGTAAATCCTTTGTATTTATTGTTTATTTTTTTAGAAACAGCTGTTATTAAAAACTCAGCTTCTTCAGCACATAGTCCTTCTAACATTTGTATAAACATTACTTCTCTTTTATTTCTTGTCAATGTGGCATCTCCACCTTTTGTAAATAGGTAAAGTCTTTTTGCCTCTTGTGTTAATAATGTATGGTCAGTTCCAATTGGTGCTTCATTTTTTTTATATGGAATATCAGCATCTATTGGTAATAACCATTCTATTTTAGGATCAAAAGCACCTTTTAACACTTGTCTTAGTGCTGGTGAATCGTGGTCTTGTAGTACTTTTAATTTTCTTGGTTTATCTTTTGCGTTATTTACTTTATTAGCAATTTCATTCAATAAAGGAGGTACAGCTCTACCAGATTCTGCTAATGCTGACATACCTCGTCTACCTGCTAATGCTGGGTGACTTGTTGTTGTTTGATTTGGATCTGCAAATCCTTCTCGACTTGCGACTGATCCGTCCGTGTTTCTTCTTATTATTGCCATGTTATCTCCTTAACAGTTCTTTCAAAGTTAAAATTCATCTATAACTTCAATTAAAGTTTTAAGTTTTTTTGTTATAAAGTAGTTTAGTATTTTATCTCTAGTAGCTACTTTAACATCATTAAACTCATTATTAATCTTCTTTTCTAATTCAGGTGGAATACAATTTAAATCAATTAACTTTCGATTTCGATCATAGTTCATCTGTTCTTCTTCGGTAAAGGTCATAAAAACTTCCTCTACCCAGCTATTTATCTTCTTTTTACTTAAAGGGGTTTGTCGTCTACCTTCAATAAAAACATTATCGTCTGATAATACATTAGGAATACCATCACTTCGGTCTCCTTTTAATATATGTTCTTTAATATATATACTTGGATTTTCATCTTTTCCTACAAATTTATTGAGTACAGGATTATATTGTTTTACATTATCATTATGTAATTGTATGAAATCTTTATCACCAGATAGTATTAATATCTTTTTAGTGTGATTAGGACCAGTAACTCTTTGTACTCGTCTAACTAAAGTAGCGATTATATCATCTGCTTCTGCTGTTTCTATTTCAATAACTTTGTATGGTAAAAATGTTTTAATCTCATTTTTGATATTATGTAATATAGTAAAGATAGCATCCCAATCGTGTTCAGATTTTGCACGATTTGCTTTTCTACCTGCTTTGTAGTTAGGAAAGACTTGTCGTCTCCATACATTCTTACTATCACAAGCAATAACCATTTCGCCATATTCTCGTCTAAATTTCACATTGTGTCCTCTTAGTGAATTAAG